TAGCCATAGCCCTGTAAAACTCAGAAACTACGGGAAGTCCTCCCATTCCTGCTACACCACAATTGCCAATAGCACCTCTATAAAAGTTCCATTGTCCAATAGTCCCGATCGGTTTGGTTGTGTAAGCGTCCCTGTTTAACACAGTTTCTGGATTTCTACACATTATCCACCTATCGCCATCGAAAACTGGTCTACATTGACAGAAATCCACGTGTTCAAGTTGGTCAACAGTGCTCTCCACTGTCATCTTGAATCCATAGTTTTCAAACCAATCCTGCAAATTATCCAGCTTGTCCAGATCCTTTCTACTAATAATGAGTACTCCGTCATCCCCATCATTAACAAATCGGTATCTGATCCCGAGACTAAACATGAAGTCGTATACAAGATGTGTCATGAGAATAATGTTTCCCATTGAAGTGTTCACATCACCTGAACACCTTCCACCCTCGATTTCATACGTTATGTTACCTTCCTCAGTGTAACAAGTACCTCGCGTTTTGCGTTGCATTTTCAACAAACTCCGTAGATAACCACGGTTTCGTCTAGGTGTATGCCGCAAATATACACCATGTTCATACTTGAGCGCTTCCTTCCTGATGTGTTGGTCATACCGTGAAGCATCAATCATGATACCCACAGCGTCCGGAATGTCTGCCCAATGTTGTGATATGATTTGTCCCCTTTCCTCAGCATTTAAGCCCTTCATCACAACCGGAAATCCATATAGAGAATCAATCTCGTCATAGATTGTCTTTTCCATGGGAGCAAGAAACCTACCCAATTCAAGGTTAAATCTCGGCGTTCGTGGTTGAATGATCCGTGGGACCTGATACTCTTTGGTCTCATAGTCAAACTTTTCATCCTTGACAAATGCTTTGATTTTAGAATCCTTAAATTCTATAGGTTTCTTCCTTAGTGACAGTGCTGCGTTATAGTAAATCTTCTTCTTATGTCCTACGTACTTACCCACGAACTCGTCGGCTGTAAGTCGGTTGACAATGGATTCATATTTACGTATTTTCT